TAAGAAGTTGTGTAGGAATAGATAAATACAAAACAACTTTACAAGACAATAACAAAGATGATTTTTTGCAGCACCTTAAAGAAGAATTAATGGATGCAGCTTTATACATACAAAAACTACAAAGCAATGGAAGAAAATAAAATTGAAGTTCCGGTATTAAAAACACCAAAAGAAATAAGTGAATTACTAATACAGATTAGTGGAATAGATATATTTGAAAAAACAAGAGTAAGAAATGTGATAGAGCATAGAGCTTTTTTCTGTTACCTATTAAAGGAAAAGTTTGATCTGGGACCAAGTGCTATTTCAAGTTTTATGAGAACACAACCCAAACTAAAAACATATGACCACGCAACAGCAATACACGCGCTCAAAATGTTTAAATTTTATAAGCCATATAGAAAAGAATATTTTGATAATTTGGAAACTTATTTTAATATCAGTGCGGATGAAAATTACCAACAATTACCAAGTTTGGAAAATATGGTGAATAAATATGTATTATATAAAAGCAGATACTATAATGCAAAAAGCAAGAATAAAAGACACGAAGATAAATTAAAAAAGTTAAAAGAAAATATAAAGGATTTAGAAGACTTTAAAAGAAAAGCGACAGCGGTATTAACTGAAAACGAAATACTGTACAGAGATCTGGATGAAAAGCAGATGGAAGTATATGATGAAAGGGCAGCATTGATATTAAAATCTTTTGAGTGGCAGAAACCAAAGAATAAGTATGAAGTAATAAACTGTGCATCGTAATATGAATTTACAAAATATAATTGAAGAACATTCTTTAGATTGGATTGATGAAAACTTTAAGGGATTTAAAACAACAGAGATAATGTATTGTAAAATTGACCACATTATAGCAGTAATTGATGGTAATGATGAAATGGAAGAATATGTAAATACGTTATTATGTTTACAAAAGTTTATTCAAGATCTGGAAAAAATAGAACTATGAACAGAAAGAAACTAATACAAAAGCTACAACAACTATTAGACAAATTACCAAAGGGTAAAGAAAGAAAATCAATAAGAGAAATAGTGCTAGAATTAAAGCTGAATAAAAACAAAAATTAATTACGTTATATATATGGAACTAGTAAAGATTAGTAAGGTAAAACCAAATGAAAGCAATCCGAGGTTTATAAAAGACAATAAGTTTAAAAAGCTAGTAAAGTCAATCAAAGACTTCCCAGAGATGCTTAAGCTGCGCCCTATTGTAGTAAATAAAGATATGGTTGTGTTGGGTGGTAATATGAGATTAAAGGCTTGTAAAGAAGCCGGATTAAAAGAAGTTTATATTTTAAAAGCAGATGACCTGACAGAAGAACAACAACAAGAGTTTATTGTAAAAGACAACGTAGGGTTTGGAGAATGGGATTGGGATACACTTGCTAATGAGTGGGACATAAAGAAATTGGAAGAATGGGGATTAGATGGATTTCCTTTTGAGGATGTTGAAGAACTTACAAACCCAAATAACATAGATACAGAGAACATATTTGCTACTGAATTAGATAGCGAAAGCAATTACATTGTATTGAAGTTTGAAAAGGATATTGATTGGATACAAGCTAAATCGGTATTTGGATTACAGACAGAAACTGGAAGAAGAGCAAATGGAAAAGAATGGAGCAAGGGAATAGGTAGGGTTTTAAATGGTGTTGAAGCAATTAAAAAATTAAAGAAATGAGAATAAAAATATTTGCACCATCTTATAAAAGACCGGAGAAAAGCATAACACAGATTACATACCCATTTGTCAAGCTAGTAGTAAGAGAAAGCGAAGCAGAAGAATACCTAGAAAATGGAAATGATATTATAGTTTGCCCAGATCAAGCTCAAGGAAACATAAGCAGAGTAAGAAATTGGATATTAGACAACTTATTTGATGATGATACAGATTGTATTATTATAGTTGATGATGATTGTAAAGCAATAAGCAGATGGGAGAACCAAAAGAATACTAAATTTAATGAAGATGAACTAATTAGGTTTTGCGAACAAAAAAGTTTGTTATGTAAAGAATTAGGTTTTAAGTTGTGGGGATTAAATACAGTAATAGACAAAGGAGCATATAGAGAATATACACCCTTTAGTTTTATTCAGTTTATTGGTTGCCCATTTCACGGACATATAAAAGGAACTAAATTAAGATACGATGAAGAACTTCCATTAAAAGAAGATTATGATTTTACTTTACAAAACATAAAAAAGTATGGAGGATGTTTACGAGTTAACTTTGCAAATTATAATGTAAAGCAATCTGAACAGATAGGAGGGTGTGCTGATTACAGAAACCTAGCATACGAAAAAGAACAATTCTTTGCCTTACAAAAGAAATGGGGAAAAGATATAATCAAAAAGGATAAGGGAAGCAAGAGAAGTTTTGACTATAATCCTATAATGAAAGTACCAATAAAAGGAGTTTAACTATGAACGAAAGTAGACACATAAAAAAGGAATCACTATTAAAAGCACTAGAGCAAAGTTTGGGTGTGGTTACAGTAGCTTGTAAGAAAGCATCTATACCCAGATCAACATATTATAAATGGCTTAAAGAAGATGAAGCATTTGCAATAGAAGTGAGGGATATTGAAAACGTAGCATTAGATTTTGCGGAAAGCCAATTACATAAACAGATAGCAGATAACTCAACTGCTGCTACAATATTTTATTTAAAGACTAAAGGTAAGAAAAGAGGATACATTGAAAGGCAAGAAATTACCGGAGCAGATGGTATGCCTACTAATTTTCAAATTGAGATAATTGATAAAACCGAAGATACAGACTAACATAGTCTATAAGCATTTAGCTAATACAGATAAAAAGATTGTAGTTGAACAAGGTGGTACAAGATCTGGTAAGACTTACAATATTCTTTTATGGATTATATTTAACTATTGCTCTCAAAACAATAATAAGATTATAACCATATGCCGAAAATCGTTTCCCAGTTTAAGGGCAACTGTGATGAGGGATTTTATGGCTATCCTACAAAACTATAATTGTTATAGTGAGCAGTACCATAACAAGTCTAACTCTGAATATCATCTCTTTGGTAACCTAGTTGAATTTATATCTTTAGACCAACCTCAAAAGATTAGAGGGCGGAAAAGGGACTTGCTATTCGTTAACGAGGGGAATGAGTTGTACTATGAAGATATGCAGCAGTTGTTGTTTAGAACACAGGATAGAATAATACTTGACTTTAATCCATCGGATGAATACCATTGGATATATGATAAGCTAATTACTAGAGATGATTGTGTTTTTTTTAAAACAACTTATCTGGATAATCCTTTTATAGAAGCATCTATAAGAAATGAGATAGAAAGGTTAAGAGATACAGATGAACAGTATTGGCAGATATACGGATTAGGTGAAAGAGCTGCAAGCAGAAGCACTATCTTTAAGTATGTTGAGGTTCTCCAAATCCCACAAGAAGCAGAACTAATTGCATATGGAATGGATTTTGGTTACACGAATGACCCGAGTACTTTTGTTGCGGTTTATAGTCAAGGGCATAATCTTTATATTCAAGAGCATCTATATAGAACTCAAATGACTACGAGTGATATAAATAACTTCCTTAAAGAATTAAACCTAACAAGCAAACCCATCTATGCGGATAGTGCTGAACCTAGATTAATTTCAGAGCTTCGGTCAATGGGACATAATATATTTTCTAGTATAAAAGGTAAGGATAGCGTGAATGCTGGTATTGATTTATTAAAGAGATATAAAATACATATACTATCAACCTCAACAAATGCTATAAGTGAGTTTAGAAATTACAAATGGAAAGAGGATAGATCTGGAATGTTGACTAATACTCCAGAAGATAAAAATAACCATATTATTGACCCCTGCAGATATGCAACCTACTCAATATTAAGCAGACCAAACTTTGGTAAATATGCTTTACATTAAAAGAAATGATAAAAAGCTTTGTTAATAAGTTAATAAGTGTTATATTACAGTATATTAATCAAAACAAAACAGATAATGAAAGACACAAAATTTAATGCAAAAAAGATAGCAAAGGAAATCACTAAAGAAGTAAAAGAAGTATTCACATACTTGAATGAATTAAGAGATAGCGGAGTTACAAATATGTTTGGAGCTACACCTTACCTCGTGGATGAATTTGGGTTTGATAAAAGAAATGCTGCAAACTACTTAATATTATGGATGCAATCTTACAAGAATGAAAAAGATGTTTAGTAATTGTTGCGATGCTGAAGCATCTTATTTAAGTGATGAAATATGCGGAGAGTGTTTAGAACACGCAGAATTTAATGAATAAGCAAAGGGTAGGAGTTATCCACTAACTTTAATATTTGGTCGTTGCGAGGTTACATAGGAAGCTACCTACCTTTTTTTAAAAACAAACAGATGAAGAAATTAATAGATAAAATTTTAGTAAAAAGAAGCATCAGACCATATAAGGTAATAGCTTTAAGTACTGGTGTAATTGTAGAACATTACCGTAATGGTAAACTTAAAACAGAATATTATGGATTGGTATAGCCCCCCAGAGTACTATAGAGTGTATGAGTGTACAGAGTGTGGTACAGAAATAGA